ATTAAGCGACCGCGCTGGTCTGTGTTGCCAAATCTAGGGTCAGATGTGCCACGTGTGCCATATAGCGGCCCAAGTGGTTCTAAGAATTGTGCGCGGGCATTTGGATTAAGGCTGCGTGATGGTTTGCGAGATGCAGCTAAACGGCCAGATGTCTCATAGATAGCACCGCTTGCAGATGTGTTAGCGATGTAATGTGTAACCTGAAATCTGCGTCTGAATTTAGCGCCTGCTACTTCGCCAGAATTGTTAGCACCCTGACGATAGATAATGCCTCTGACAACTTCGGACTGATCGTATTTTGGAAATGCCCGGTATTTTCTAGACTGTGGCCCAAACGCATCTGCCTTAGTCCAGCCGCTAAGCATTTCACTATTTGCAGGTGCGTAGCCCTGAGCCTTATTTAATATAGGCATCATGGCATTTTTTATCTGCATATTCATTTGCTTGGCTAAGTCAGGATCAAACTTACGCATCGCTTTAAGAGTGGCCTGTACGCCTGTGACGTTTACTGGCATTGGCTCGCTCCTTCGCTCGATCTCCTAATACTTGCAGTACTGCCTTAAACATGATCTCATCCATCGCCAGGACTTGATCGGGGCTAATTTTTAACTCGATAGCCAGACTAGCTACCAAATATGTAAATGAACCCCGATCTATCCTTTTGGGCTTTCATCCTCGATCACTTCGACCGAGATTAAATCTTTGAGGAAATCATCGCCAAAAGGCGGGATTACCTCGGTACGCATTAGCGCATTGTGAGCCAGCCAGTATAAGTCGCTATTTTTTTCGTGCTCGCGTAGTTGCTTATACAGGCCTTGACCTGCGTATTTTTCAAAGGCCACCTCAACCACCGGGGTAATGCTTACGATGCTTTCCCCTGTAGCCCTTACGATCTTTAGTCGTGCCATTGTTTGCCCCTTAGTTTGTTAGAACGGTGTAGATACTGAATAAGCTACTGCAGATGTGCAAGTGAAAGTCATAGATGAGCGTGCAAAATCCTCTGGCCCGCCAGTACCGACAGGTGTCAAGTTATTGACCAAGATAGATACTGTGTAGGTAGGATTTGTTGCGCTTACAGCTGTGCCTTTTATAGGTATAACTATTGCAGTAACGCTTGTGCCGTATGCGGCTTGCAAGGTTGCCTGGACTTTTGCAGCTGCCCAGTCATTAAGAAAATCTACGGTTAACGTAGATGCTTCTAAACCTTTTGCAAATTGGTGTGCAGTCGCGCCCATCGCTGTGGTCTCAACTTCGTCAAATGTCTGCGTAAGAGTAATGCTCGTTACGTACTCGCTAAGGTCTACGGTGGCAATTTTCAGGCCAACGTTATTATCTAGATAAATTGCCACGTCTTATTCCTCATCCTTCTTAGTAGTTTTGCCTGGAATTGGCAGACCAAGTTTTTTTAATACTTCGATGTCTGCCTCGGTTATCTGTTGATCTGCCATGTTTACTCCCATGTAGTTAGTACGGTTATTGTCAGGTCTGCCATTAGCAGGCTCCCACTTTCAGCGTTTAGTACTGTAGGCGCTGAAATTTGGGTAACGCTAAATACGATCGCGCTATTTGCTAGCTTGTTAAACACAGCGATCATTGTGTCCTCGATGCCAGCCAAATTGCCCTGATTATCGAAGGCAGGCACCGTCATAGTTATCCGAAAATTTGCTTGTGGCCTAATAGCGACCTGATTAAAGTGGCCGTTAGCAGGCACGATGTAAGGATCAGCGGGCGATACGATAACGCTATTAGCCATAATGGTCGCAGGTGGATAACTAAAGGTCTGCCAGACTCCGGCATTTGCCAGGGCGGTTGCAATAGTTGTCCGTAGGGTTGTGATAGCAGCTGGCATCTGTCAGCCGATCATCGATGCGGGCGATAAATAAGGCGCTAATAATCCTCTGATTTTGCCGATGAGCGTATTGCCCATCCGATAAGGGCTTGGCCCCATATCGACCGATACGCCGCCTGTCTGACTGACTTGGCGGGCTTGCCAGATGTCTACTGCCAAAATCATCGCTGCCTCGCGCACGCTGGCTGTGGTGGCGTATGAGGCGGTCTTAGTGTCCTCGCCTGTAGCTGTGCCGTATGGCAGCACGCGCCTAAAGTTTTGGTTAGCCGCTGTCTTGGCGTACTGGATGAAGCTATAGCCTGCAGGGTTTTGAAAATACTGCAGCTGTAAATTAAAGGCTGGCAATATGTTGCCTGTGCCTGTGCTAAATGGGATGGTGCCTGTAATTGTATATAAACCGTTAAATGTCGAACCCGCCCCGGCGATCGTAACTGTCTCAGAAGTAGTAAAGATGCCAGGGTTGGCCAGCATTACGGTAGCTACGTTACTTACTAACGCAGTTCCCACTACCGCAGCACTATCGAACCATAAAAAACTATTGATCTGATCTTGTGCCGCTTGGCAGCATGTTTCGACATCGCTATCCGAATATAAAGAGCCTATGCCTAAATTTGCACGTAACTCAGCGACCGTTACATACGTTGCAGGCATTTTGTTCTCCTTTGTAAAAAGGTCGGTGGGTGCAAGGGCTTAGCACCCACCGACTGCTAGGGATTTGGATTTATGTGAAATTGTAGCGAATTATACCCTTTGGCATTTTCGCGATCGTGGCCATATATCCATATATTGCAACCTGAACTTGAAGGTTAGATACAACGTTTACAGACATGTAAGCCTGTGGTGACTGATAAACGGTAAATGCCTCAGGTGCAAGAATAATTGCTGAGTCATCAACTGTAGTAGTGGCTGCGAAATTCTTATCGACATATAGGTCGAGTCCGAGTACGTTGCCGCGGATGCTGTTATTGAAAACCTGACCAGCATTATTCATAGGATTTGCAGCTGTGTAAATTGGTCGCCCGGTGCTATCTACAGCGCCGAGAAGTAGCTGCCATTGTGAACCATTGGCGATGTAGTTATTAGCGAAGTAACCAGTAGCCTCATAAACCAAACGTGCGGCCTCTGATGTGTAACCAATAATTCCAGCTGATGTTGCAGCCTGTGCGGTTGTAGCAACTGTTCCCGCAGTAATTAGCGCTGCGTTTACTGTTGTGTCAATAGTCTTTAGGTATGCGTTTTGTAGTTGGTTTGTCAATTCACTAAAGAAATTGCCATCACCAAATCCGCGCTCCAAAAGTTCGATGCTAATGGTGTTCATACCTGAGTACTTGGAAACTGTGCCTGAAAGGTAGGCAGTTTCCATGCCTGTGTTTTGAACTGCGCCTGCCTCGGCTTCGACTGTTACAACTGGTGCAACGCCTGTACCGCCACCTGCAGATGTTACAAGTGATGGGACATTTATTGTCATGCCATTTGCAGGCAAGGTGCCACGGCTGCAAGCATCGATGCTAGGTGTGCCGAAGCGTGTGTTAGTTGGGAATTCTGACAAATACTGGGTCGGATTAAAACCTGGATTTGTTGTGAAGCTGTCATCAGCTGCGGTTACGTATAAACGTGAGTCATCGTTACCTAGTGCAGCTTTAATCTTGTGCTCGGTGTATGCGCCCATCGATGTGATAGGTGTGCGTACGCTCTGGCTGTTTAGTGCTGAAGGAAGGATAATTTTACGAGCTGCTTCTACTACTGGCGTAGCCGCTTCCTCTGCCTTATCCTCGGTTGGATTTTCGGGGGCTGTGGTCACAGCGGCCTCGCTTTCTGTTTCGGTCTCGGTTTCGGTTGTTGTGCTTTCGATATGTGTAACTGTGGTGCTTACTTTCGTAGATGTAGATGCTTCTACTTCTACTAATTCCGCTTGCGCAGAAATACTTTGCACGGCCGCGCTACTAAATGCCGCGCTTTCGACAAGCGAGACCTCCCGTAAATTCGCAGCCGTGACCAGGAGGTAGCCATCTTTTGGCTCTGATGCTGTAACTTCAACACCAACGGATAGGCCGTCCATTAGCTGCTCCTGGGCTAGCAAAATTGCATCGCTACCGGCGGTGCTACGGCTTACAGAAAAACTTGCATACATGCCTTCGTTGTCCATGCTGTATGTACGCATACGCCCTACAACTTTTGAACTGTCGTGAGCCATAAGTAATTTAACTTTGTTTGCATCTGCAATTTTAATGCTGCCATATTTAAATACAACTTTGCCCGCAGATGTATAGCCCACTTCACCGTATGGCGCGATCTTGCCAGTAATTGTGCGACCTGTTTCATCGGCGGCCGTGATGTTTGCGCTAAAGGTTAATATCATTTGCATCTCCATTACCGTAAGGTGTCATGCTTTCCATTTCGCGTGCTGTCTCAACGTCAATAAGTTCTAGCTGCAGCATTTTTTCAATAGCAGTAAGTCTTGCCATTGTGTCCGCACGTAAGAAGGTTTCATCAACGTTGAATTTTACGATGTTGCCATGCGCAGTAATGTCATCCATGCTAAGTCTTTCCTCTACTGCACAGATGTAAGGCTGCAGGCTGTACGCGACATACTCTTTACGGCTATCTAATACGTTTTGATACGTCATGCTGTTATTCATATCGCTGCTCACCATAAATGCAGGCACGTTCATTAAGCGTGCAATTTCGGTGCTGAGATACTGGCTACTTTCGTTGTAGGTCATTTCCTTAGGAGAAAATCCTACGGTTTGATAATCTAAAGTTGAAGTTAAATATGCAGTACTCCGATTTTGTCTAGCCGATTTGAAAGCGGCTAATAAACCTTGCACCTGTGCTTCGGGTAGGTCTGCACCCTGGTTACGGATGATCCCAGTCGGCATCGGTGTGGCTGCAGATATTGCAGCGGCCTTTTGTACATCAAGCGCAGCTTGAATTGTGCGCGCACCTGTCTCTAATACGCCAGGCAATAATGACTGAAATGTGACAAGTGATCCGATACCAGACATTGGCAAGCGTGCGCCATCGACTGAGTAGTACTGAACCTCATAACCTTTTGCATCTGTTGTAACTGTTACGCGAGTATTTGCAACCCACTCAAAACCTGATGGGCGGCCATCATCTGCATATAACGATGTAACGCGCCAATAAGCAACGCCATAAAAAATTAAACTATCAACTGTATAAGCAAGTGTTACTGCACGCGGCTGGCGCATGTCCGGTTGATCTAGCCATACAGGAGACTGCAACTGCTCACCTGTAGATTTTTTGTAAAGTTCTAAAGGTAGATAACTAATTACACCGCACACTAAATTGCGGCAGCGCGATACGGTTGCAACCTGCAACGCAGTAGCGCGATCCATAAGACCTGCGCCGTAACCGTTGCTATACATGCCGCCAAAACTGTATTGCCCGGCTCCAAAACGATCCGACATAATTGCAGGGGCTAGCTGTGCATCAACCTGCACTTTATCTTTACTGCGGATGCCTATAGCTTCGAGTAATCCCATGAGCAGATTTTCTCAAAAAGTCAAGCATATTTACGGAAAGGCGCGCCACGCTTAAATGTAGATTTTGGCCTCACTAATTGGCTTGGATAAGTGCATCACGGCCATAGCCATACTAATCGGGGCGGCCACGCTGCCCTGAGATTTTTTGCGCACGATCCGCCAGCCGTGCTCCTTGCTGGAGCTAGCCACGTTATTCATCTGCTCATCAAGCTCTGGCTGGCCTCCATGCACGACACGCTTATTATCGATCGCATCTTTAAAAGTCGAGCACGCGGTATAAAACTGAGCACCGATACAAGGTTCTAATTTTAGGCCGCTATTTACAAGGCGCTCAGCTATGGCAAAAGTTGTATACGAGTCATGCAGGATTAATTTAGGGTGCCATTTATCGGCCAGCTCTTTTATATCTACGGCTATTTGCAGCTCATTGACAGCTACTAAACTTTCCCAAGTTTTAGCAAGTGCCAGACCTATGCGGCCATCTGGTAGCAGACTAGCTGCAATAAGTGAGGCCGATCGGCGCGTATGCGGGTCTACGTCAAATGCAAACATCGTAACCATGCCCGGTGACATCACCATATCGGTATCGGCTAAATCCTCCCATGATCCAGGTGTCCAGGGGCTAGTCATGCCAGTATTTACAAACTGGCACAAGGTCTCGGTACGTGCAGCCATGATCGTGCTAGTTGCGATGGTCTCCTCGATGGACTCCTCGCTAATGAGCAGACCCAGACTAGGGTTAGCCTGCGCCCATGCCTGCCTATCCCAGATGTCGCAGTTTTCATCCGCGCTGTACTCGTAAAA